TTTCCCAGTCACGATACACTTTGGAAACTCATTGTAGTCGCCCCTTGTTACTTTTTCAGGTTGAACGCTTTGGCAAACGCAACCGAATCAGAGCCGGAATCGTTCGCCAAATTGATGCGCTGGTTGGTCGGCTGGCTCTTCGTCATCGCCAGTTTGGCCATGGCGCGATAAGCCTCTTTCGGCACACCTGTCAGATCGACTTTCAGGTGATCCAGTGCCAGCTTGTACACCGCATCGGCAGAATCTTGAGCAGCAATAGCACCCAGCAGCGGACGCACTTCTTCTTCAGCCACGCGAATGGCGGTCATGCGGGCAATGGTCCGTTGTTCGGCGTCGCGTGCAGCGGCCACAATAGCAGCATCCATGGCGGCTTTGTCGATGCCAGCCGGGTTGCTGTCATTGGCATTGCTGGCGGAACTGCCACCTTCGCGCTTAGCCTTCATGCGGGCTTCGTATTCTTCGTCAGACTCGCCTTCGCGCTTCTGATCTTCATCTTCAGCCGGGTCGGCAGGCATGTCAGCATCGGATTCGCTGTCCAGCGCCAGACGGACGATACGAGCCAGATGCTTGTCGTCAATCTTGGCATCAGCCGCCAGTTTGCCGGTGACACCAGCCATCACCGATTGAGCGATACGGGTAGCATCGGCGGCGGCGGTGGCTTTCTTGGGGAGGCCAATCAGTTTGGCCAGGTCAATCGCTGCGTCGGCTGCCAAATGCGGCAGCAGGTACGCCCCGATGCCAGCTTTGGCTGCAATAGCAGCGCGGGAGGTTTTCTTCATGTCGAATTTCTCCAGAGACACGAATGGGTTAGCGTCATTTACCACCACATCATGACCCGCACGCCCGATTTCCACCAGCGCCACGTGGTTTCCGATGATGTTTGTCATCCGGCCATCGTAGGCCACGCCCTCATACGTACCCGGTGTCATGTCCGGCTTGTAACGATAAGAGCAGGATAATTCTTTCTGTTCGTCGCTTTCGATGCCTGCAATCGCGGCTGCGTCCCAGACTACCAGACTGTTGGTAAGGTAAGGCGCGGTGAATTTGGCATCGGTGCCCGTGCTGCCCACAATCAGGTCTTTCGGCGGGTTGGTCGCCAGTACAGGCTTGTGCGCCAGCAGCAATGGCAGATTGTTGAACGTGCTGGCGGCTTTGCTCAGCTCTTCGGGGTCGCGCAGCAGGTAATAGATTTTTCCGGCATCCAGCCCCAACTCTTCAAAACCGGGGATCTCATTGCCCAGATAGGGATTGACCACGGCCTTGCTGATCGGGGTGATCTCAACGTGCAGATAGCCGTCAACACTGATCCGTCGCACAGTGCCACGGTCAAATGCCAGCAGATCGGCTTTTTTCGGCATACGTCACTTCCCCATCAGGTCTTCAAGGCCCGGTATCACTGACCGCGACACACACCGGCAGTTGATTTCAACACCCGGCCACGTCCATTTTCCGTCAAGATACATGCCTTTGTCTATATCATACACGCTTCCATCAGCTTTTACATGCGATGGCCGAGGTGTTTTGCCGCCATGGCTATGTAGCCAGATAGCTTGCTTGATGCCCAATTCTTTCTGTCGTACTCGCGTCAGTGTCGCGGTCGCCTTGTTGTTTTGGTCGCGGGCAATCAGTTCAGCGCGGCGGCGAGTGATGCCAAACCGCTTTTCCAGTTCAGGCGCTAGCGTTGATAGGTCGCGGCCTGCTTGTACCGACTGCATCACCAGCGTTTCAACTTGCGTCAGGTTTTGCTGAGCGATTGATTTGATCAGCCCTACCTGTTCCGCAATCACGGCGTCATACGCGGTTTGCATTTCTGGCGTCATGTGGAAATCGACTGAAAACCCAATGTCGGACAGGGTATTTTTTAACGAAATGTCGGTGACTGTGCGCGATTTTTTGGCGTGCCAAGCGGCTAGTTTTTTGGCACCGTCTGTCAGTTTCTTGACCCAGCGTTCGCCCAATTCTTTCAGCGTTTTTGTCAGGGCCGCCACCGGGTTCGCGTCACCAACAATAGCGGATTCATGTTGGCGATATTGCGACTTGACCCAGTACGTAATGCTTTCGTTCATCTCATCGACCAGTGCCAGCAGGCGGCGACGATACTCAGCTTGCAGGCCCGCATTGGGTCGCACGGGTCGTAATGTACGCACGCCTAATTGAGCATCGCCACGCCAGCCGGATGCGTGGACCGCAGCGGCTTGGCGTTCGGCTTGGGCACGTGTGGGGTAGCAGTGTCCGTGCTCACCCCACTGGTAGCCAGTGCCGCCACCAGGTAATCGACAGGATTTAATCGGCATCGTCGTTAGGCTCAATACTGGTATCAAGGCCATGGTATGCGCTGGAAGCATCCGACGCCAGACGACGACGCGATTCTTCTGGCATGATGACGCCGTTGCTGATCAGGATTGCATCTGCCTCAGCCTCAGCCTTGCGAACGTCAGCAAGGTCCTTTTCGGTCATTTCACGCAGCGGCATCCACTGGAAGCTGATTTCTGGGTCAATTTCTCCAAACAAGTGCAACTGGATGATGTTTAGCGCGGTTTTCAGGTGGTCGCTGAATAGCAATTCTTGAAGGCTGTGCACCGTGGTTTCAAACACCAAAATCTCGCCTTCGCTGGATGCGTTCAATCCTTGCGGCGTAATCCCTAGCAAAAATACCAACGGGATGCTTGATACACTGGCCATTTGCTCTTGAGATTGCGCTTGTAAATCGCTCAAGCCAGATAACGGCGTGTTGTACTGGAAAAACTCTTCGGACTCCTTGTCCAGAATGAACAAACCGCGATTGTCGCGGGTCAGGTTGAACAGGTCGGCTCGATTGAATATCTCGGCCTCGCCTGTCGATTCGTCATCGCCACCGCCTGACAGTGTTGATGATAGGTTAGTTTTGATGCCGGAGATGCTAAAACTGTGCAGCATGTCGCCCACACTGTCTCGGGTGCGCAACCAGTTGTTGACGTAGGGTTCGGCCATCTGGGTCAAGCTCAGGCCGCCAAAATTGTAGGACGGCTTGAGCAGATCAGGGACGTGCCGACTGACAAATGTCATCAGGCGTGAGCGATCGACCGTTTTACCCATGACGTACCACCAGCGCGGGCGGTAGAAATCCGGGGCCAGTGGGTTGACGCTGTTGTACACGCCCGGATACGTCCACACCGGTTCAACCGGCACGAAAGCCTGTAACGCGCCTTTTTGGATTTTTGCCGGGTCATACAGCAGCTTGGTCATCAACTCATCGTCGGATTCAAATGCGCGTTCGCCTTGTGGCGTGGTGACATCAATGTACAACTGGCCTCGACCAAAAAAACCGTCCATTTCTGCCATTTGGCGAAACACGGTTTGCAATTTGAAATCCGCCATGGCTTGTGTTAGCGCGGCGATCTTTTCGTCTTTGCCTTCGCCTGTACAGACCAATTTGCACCATGCTCGCGTCATTTCCCGCGCCAGTGTTTCCACCATTTTGCGGTATTCAGGCCGTTGCGCCAGATTGGCCAGATACGGATACCCCTGAAAATGCTGGCGGTCCACGAACTGGCCGTTTACATATTCGTAATTCGTGGAATCACTCGCCATTGCCTTTGTGCGCTCAGCGGCGGGCACTACACCCGGCGGCGGGTCGTATTTCTGGAAGCGCGGCTGTTCCGCCTGTGCAGCACGCTGGCGGGCACGCTCAAGAGCACGGCGATTGACTTTCATGGGTTTCTTGCTGGTCATTTGCTTTTGCTCAACAGGGATTTGCTGATTTTCATGGGGCCACGGCCTTTGATCATACCATCCAATGCGTATCGAACGGCATCCCAGTAGTGATTGTGTTTGTCAATGATGTCCGTCAGCACATCTCCCGTGCGTTTGTCAATTTTGTATTGATACAAACGCGCTTCTTTCTGCATCTCGCGGCAACGGACGTGGATCACGACTTTCTTGAATGAGCGGATGAACTCAATGCCATCTTCCACGCTGCCCGCCCATTTTTTGACGGGGACAATGCGGGGGATATGCGGACGCTTGCCTTCTGTGTCCACCCGCTTCAGGTAGCTAATCGACTCTGGGCGGGCGCAATCGGCGCGTACTTGGTGGCGGCAGAACCCCGGAATGCGCTGCTCAATGTACGCGGCTGTATCGGACAACTCCAGTTCGGCGCGTCCGGCTTCTCGCTCAATATACAGCGTGTTGTCGTGTATCCAGCACTTGACAGCGGCCGTAGGGTCTGTCGAAAAACCAAAATCTAGGCCGTGATACGGGCCTTCCCAGTCTTTGCCCGGCTCGAACTCATCAACACGCCACTTGCCGTAGAAAATCTGGCTGTCGGATTTTTCGTTGTACGCGCCTTCCCACACGTGCGCAAATGTGTCCGGGTTGTATTTGCGGTCGAACTCGCGCTCTTTGCGCAATGTTTTGGGCAGGAACGGGTTTTGCTCGCTGTTGACGTGTACGTGAATAAAATCAGCCGCGTCAGGGCCATCCTTGGGCGCTGAGTTAAAAAACAAATCAACGGGGTCGTCGGGCTGGTCAGGATTCCATGTAAACCAGATTTCTGAACCAGTTAATCCATCCTCTTCGTCTTTGCGAATCGTTGGACGCAACAATTCAAGGGATCGATTAGATAGTGACTGAGCTTCTTCGACCCATGCGCGGTCGAACCCCTCCAGCGACTTGATAGAGTCGGCCGTGTGATCTTGCATACCCTGAAAAATAATGATTCCGGTGCCACGTGTTGACCGGATTTCTGTCAGCGTGATGTCAAACAAATCTTGCACGCCAAGCGCGGTGATTTTTTGCTTGAGCAGCTCATACGACGAAAAACGCAGCGATTTTTGAACTTCACGGATGCAAACCGATTTCTGATTCGGATTCATCGCGTGTTCTTCAATCAGCATTTCAGCGAAAAAATGCGACTTGCCAGAACCTCGACCACCCGACGCGCCTTTGTAGCGGGCTGGCTTCAAAAATGGCTCGGCCCATTCGGGTGTTGGAATGTCTAGCTCAATTTCCCGAGTCATCGTCAGGCACCTGATTGCCTTGCTGGTCTAACACTCGCGTTTGCTGGTCACCGGCCTTGATGATTCTGCGGGTCACCTTGTTGACGCCGATTGTGCCGGATACGTTGAGGTCGGCACGGTCGCGCCACCCAAACTGATTTTTCATCGCAAAAATCCAGACGGTTGCATTGCCATCAGCGCCCATCGCCATGGCGCGTCCGCGCTCGAACCACCAGTGTTCGGACCGCTCTTTTGCGTCGTCAACGATCTCTGCGAATTCTTCGTACTCTTTGAGCAACCGATTCCACGATGCCCGGCCAATGCCTAGCCGGATACGCATGGTGGCAAACGTCTGGCCGCTATCACCGCACTGGCGAACAATCTCGCGCCAGTTTTGTGGCAGCCAATCGAGTGTGGCGAGAAATCGGCCTGTGCGTGGGCCGGTGTACAGTGGGGGCAGCGGCTGGATAATCTCTTCGTCGCTCATGGCTCAATACCCAATCGTTTGCAGATTGCGATGCTGGCGCGGTCGATGCCGATAAATCCAATCCAGACGGCGGCGGGATAGCACAAATCGGCAGGCATGCCCAGCATGTGGAATACTGGCCCCATGCTGCCGGTGGCCAGAGCAACGATGGTGGCTTCTGCCAGTGTTACGCGCCATTTTCGACGGCCACCGCGATAAATCACGCGGCTGATAACGACCAAAAACCCCATGACGCCGGGGCCAACCCTGTCGCGCATGGCCTGATCCATGGCCCCGCCGAGGTCATTCATTCGCATCGGCGGCTACTCACTGGCTTTGTCCGGTGTTGCTGCAGTATGCGCAGCAATTGCGCCAGCCAATGGGAGCATCCACGCGGAGTGCATCGGGAAATACTGGGCGGCGATAGTCAGGCCAAGGGCGATGGCGTTGCGGGTAGAGGGTTCGCGTAGGCGGTTGATGAGGTAAACCATGGTGGCGACTCCCGATGTGTTCTGCCAAAAGCATAGCGCATTCAGCAGAACACGGCCAGACAGTTAGACAACAGTCCAATCTTCTGCCAGCATGTCTGTCTGGCTGGCCAACCACGGCACAAAACCACCGTCTGCTGTCTTCATGCCAATCCACGGCAGCAGGCGCGGGTCGCACGGATTTTCACGCGCGTGATCCAGAACGCCCGATGCAATCCGATAGTTGTGCGCCGGGACTAGGGCCAGCCACATGTTTTTGCCGTTCCAACCTGCGCGGGCAACGTGGCGGCCTTGCCTGAGCATCACCAGCGCGTCACCAAACGTCATAGCTGTAGTTAGAACTCAGGCGATGTCGAACCGCCCTTGACGCTGCGCATCTTCGATGCGGCGGCAGGCGATGTCGAA